GGCCATGCGACACGCCACAAAGTCATGGTGTATAAATTACACTAAGTGCGGCTATCCAACCAGCACCTTCTTCTTCTCATGTCTCATCGGCGGGACGATGCTTTGCAGGCCCAAGATGCTGATGGGCTACTGCACGACATACATATGCATACATACATATACTACAACTCCATCGGAGGATACATGGGGACAAACAAAACCATTAGCCTCGACGAGGATACTGCCAAAATTGCCGACCGACTGCCCAATTTCAGCCGATTTGTGAGGCAGTGTTTGATTCGATACGCCAGCGAGGCGACATCCTCGCCCAAGGACGGCGACGAACACCTTCACATCGCCCCTCCTGGTGCTCGGGTGTGGGGAGAAACGAAGGACAAGTGCAACCCGTTGCACAAGAACGGCCGGTGTCCAATCTGTTGGGGGCGGTTCTGATGGCAAAGGTGAACACTTTCTTCTGCGACTGCGGCAAAACCCTCGGTCGACCGGCCAATGTTATGCCAGAGCCCGATGCGAAGCCAGTCTACAATGTCGTGCCATGGCACGCTCGCCCTGGTGACGGCGTGATTCGTGGCCTTCGATGCGGCAAGTGCAGTCAATGGTGGGACTTCATCGAACCGAAGCAGTGGCCGGACTACGCCGACGTGCGGAAGTCGTGCGCCCCTGGTGCCTGTACCGCTCACCAACACTTCACCGGACGGTGCTAAGCGTGTGGGCAAACTTTTGCCCTCGATGTCAACGGGTGTGGATGTCTATCGTTCGACGCAACAAACCATCCTGCAACCAATGCGGAGGTCGGGTTTCCTGGCGCAACCAATTCGAGGCGGCCCAGGATGAATGAGAAACAGCGTGAACTTCTCCAGGTCGTCATGGAAATGATTTCCGGAACATGTGACAACATGGACGAAGACCCGTATCATGCACCGGCCAAGTGGCTCCTAGAGAATTGGTGGGCTTCGTTGAACGCAATCCTCGAACTCGATTAGAGATAAGGAATCATTGAGATAGCAAGTTGTACAGTCTCGAAGCCACCGACAAGGCCGAGAGTGAGAAAGGACACCAACACATTGAGGCGAACGAGGCCTTCAAGGTTGGACTCTTTCTCCTGGCGTCGCTCCTCTCGCTCCATGAGCCAAGAGGCAAAGCGTGCAGTCCGTGAAGAATTGTTGCTCGCAGTCATCGTTTCATCAGCGGTTGGATCTAACTCTAAATCTGTCACTTCTTCATCTCCTTTCGAGTTTGCTTGTGCGCCAGGTCAAGAATCCGCATGTGGCCCTTCTTCCCGGACCATCCTTTCGCCATCTTGCCGTTCTTCAGCATGTGCTTGGCCTTGATTGCTCGATAATTGCGAGAGTACGCTCTGTTATACGCGGACGGCTTGCGCTTGGGTTTGGGGGCCTCCTGGGGCTCATCGTTGGACATCAGAAGGGAAAGAACTGGAGCCATTTCCGGATTCATCGCCGCCAAGAGGGCCATGAGTTGTTCGTTCGATATCGCCAAGTTATCGCCCCATCAAGAGAGCAACTCAGACTGCACTAGGGCTGCATAAATTGAACTCGATGCTTTGGCACGCACGCCGTATAGGCGACCCTTAACGGCCTTGGCTCCAAGGTTGCCGACACCCTCCACTTGAACGAAGAAGTCGTTGGTGGCAATGATTGCGATGTAGGGAAGCGTCGTTGGCGGACTTTCTCCTGCCTTCTGGAGAATGGCGACGGCGTTAGTTGGGTCTGATCGAATGCTGTGGTTGGCGGTAGCGATGCAGGCGGGATCGCCCAGGTTGGCTGCCGAGGTGACAGACGTGCGGGTGACGCTTCCCAAGACGGAAGTGTCCACTCCAGTCACCATATCAGGGTTGAAGGGATCTAAGTTTGCGGCATACACAATGAAAACTTCGTTGTCAAGTGGGTTGAGTTGTAGATCAACTCGATTTTCGGTAAATGTGTTCGCACCGGATTCGGTGACGCTGAACGAGACTTCAATCAAACTGCTGGTTTCGGTAAGTCCTTTGACGGCCATGCGACACGCCACAAAGTCATGGTGTATAAATTACACTAAGTGCGGCTATCCAACCAGCACCTTCTTCTTCTCATGTCTCATCGGCGGGACGATGCTTTGCAGGCCCAAGATGCTGATGGGC